CGCTTGAAGAATCAGCAAGTGCATTAAGTGCCTCAACCAATGTAATCTCCGCAGTGGTGAGTTCACTGCCTAAAGTAGGTGGTGTAAAATTTTCAAAACGACTCATTTATCTAAATTTCATTTTTATATCAACGCCCAATTCTTTGGCGCGTTTTTCGACTCTTTGTTCATATTTAAGCAAATCCTTTTCTTTACGAACAAGAAACTCATTCTTTTCTTGTAAACGTTTTCTCTCACCCTCAAAAGAAGATGTAATATCAAGACCCTGCTTGTTACTTGCTTGTAGAATAGAAATAATCTCATTCAACTCAACAAGCTCACGATTTTTCTTTTCAAGCTCATCTTTTATTTCAACGTTTCTCGTACCCAACTTTTTAACTTCTTCTGAAACCTTACGAAGATTATTTTGTGCTTGATTTTGTTCCGCAACCGCAATGCTTTTTTGTTGTTCGGCCTCTTTCTTTTCTTTCTGTAAAGTAATAATAGATTCTTCGGCTTCTTCTTTTTCTTTATTATTCTGCTGAATTTTATCCTCTAAAACAACAATCTCTTTTTCTTTCTCTTTTAATTGAGACAATATTTCTTGCGTTTTAGCAACGACACCATCCAATTTTTGTTTCTCCTCTACAACCCTTTTTTCATAATTTTCCAGCACAGACGATCTCTCATTCACTTCTTTCCGTTGCTGTTCAGTAAGATTTTTTTGTTCCGCCAAAAACGCTGTCCTCACCAAACTCAAACTAACATTCATTTGTTTTATTTCCCGGCGTTTTTTTTCAACCTCCGCCTCCAGTTCTGCTTTCTCCAAACCAAGCCGAACAACCGCCTGATCATATTCAATCATGCGGGTGTCCGGCTTGTTATTTTTGAAGAAAGTTAAAGTCATGATTATGCTTGTAATGCTTTCTCAAACCATACCTCGACACCTTCATCACTAGCGGTGGAATCAAGCCAGATACGGTCAGTATTATCAACCTGTAAACCAACGGATTCATTAGCATCTAAACTTGCCCATCCGGTCCCAGTATTTAATGCTGTTTCGGAACTATACCCATAAGTAATATCTCCAGTATTATCTTTTTTTGCTTTGATATTCACACTAACTCCATCAGATACGGTCTTCGGAGCCGTGAGTGTTACCGTCTCACTAGCAACCTCATCTGTAAGTTCCTCTCTCGCAAGAAGCGTAATCGTGCCGGCGGTAACAACATCAACCGTATAAGTGCCATCATTTGAAGCCGAACCGGAAACCGTAATCTGATCACCAGCTTGAAAACCGGCGACAAGAAATCCGCTTCCGGAATCAGTTATTGTGTCCCCGGTCGCAACATCATTGAACGCAATCGTTGCGGCCTTTAATTTAACCTGTAATTGCTCCGGTGTTCCGCTACTATCAATATTAAATTGAAAGGTGAAGGGAACCGGAAGATTCGTAAGTCTATTAGTCATTTTAGTTAATTAAACTCTGATTCCTCTCTCCCAGCAGCTTGTGAGCGTGACCGCTAAGCTGAGGGAGAGAGTCAAGGTTCAATAATTAATTGTTAATTATCGACTTTTTTAGCTTTTATTAAGCTACTGTAACTCCATTTTGTCCAACTATATACCATTCATCGTTCGTAAAGAGAAGCGTTACCGCATCTCCAACAGCATCAAAAGTGATAGTCGTATCATTTCCCGCCAAATTAGTCGGCGTAAGCGTTCCATCACCTCCGTCAGTTACCATCACTACAAAGAGCACCTGTCCCTCTGTGCCATCAGCCAGAGTAAGAGCATCAGCTCCGGTTGTAGTAATTTCGTGAATATTTCCGGTTACAGAAACAGCTCCCTCTCCGGAAGAAGTAGTGATTTTTGAAAGCAATAAAGCGTTAGCAATATCCACTTTCCCGCTACCATTCGGAGTAAGAGTAATATTTCCATTAGCACCATCGGTAATTGTTAAATTACCCGTAGTTGAATTTCCCGTTTCAATCTGAAGGTCAAAGTCACCGTTGGAACGAAGAATACCCGTTACCGAGCCATCTCCGATTTCAACGATTCCGTTTGTCCCATCATGCAGCGCCTCGAAAGAAAGCGATACTCCTCCATCACCGTCTCCGGCGTAGAAGTCTAATCTTCCTTCCTCAGAACCGGCCGCTGCTGTAGTTGCTACTGCGTCAATTCTTCCATAGACATTATCAGCAGCCGCATCATCTTCTCCTTCAAAGACTATTCGTCCGACTACATCATTTGCCGCCTGCGAACCGCCTTGATGAAAAAGACGAAGAATTGGTCCCGTTGTACCTTCTTTAGTTGATTCAATATCCACAACCGCGTTTGCGGCAGCACCGGCAGTTGTAACATGCAACACTCTACCGGTTCCAGAACCACTAATCTCAACCACATCTGAAGTAGTTGCGGTGTTGTTCGTTACTGAAAGAGATACTGCATCATCTGCATCTACAAGAGTGATGGAACCATCATCAATAGCCACATCACCATTTGATATTGTCAGTGCGTCGGTATCCCCCGCTCCGGTGATTGTTACATTTCCATTTTCCGCTACCGAGAATACGCGAACGTTTGCAGTTGCGTCCCATGCAGAGTAGTAATATCCGCCATTAAGAGTATCTTCAGTTAACTGAACGTTAACCGCCGCACCCGTAGTAAGCGAAGTTGACTCTACTTGTAGAACACCAGCAGAAGCGACTGCTCCTACTGTGGTTGCTGAATTATTGATGAATGTGAATGACTCGGCATCATCACTATCCGTGATAGATACTCCTCCATCCGACATCACCAAATCACCGGCCGTAATAGTCAACATAGTTGATCCATCAGTACCAGCAATTGTTAAGGTGTGGGCAGATTCAATAGTCATATCACCATCAAAATTCGTGGCCCCCTCTATATCAAGATGACTCGAGCCACTCACCCACTGCAATACCGCGTCATTAGAATCTCCAAGACGAATCGGTTCATCGTCCCCCAAATCAACGCGTACAAAAGTAGCCTCACCATCTCCTGTTACTGACCAATTAGAACCGGAACCAAGAATATCATTACGAGACGTAGTTGTGTGTGATAGTGAAATAAGCGCTCCTGCGCTATCTCCATCACCCGTAACTGACAAAACAGCAGTATCCTCATCCGTACCGGCAAGAATCACAGCTCCATTGTCAACTGTAATAGTACGACCATTATCGTACACAGAATCAAGAGTTCCGGCGGCACCTCCGCCACCAGCTCCTAACTTCGTTTCCGTACTTCCGTCCCATACATACAAAGCATCTGCTCTGCGATATAGAACGAAATCATCAGTTGAGGTCGGAGCATTTCTGTTTCCGTCGAATCGAATACCTTCAAGGTCGCTTGAACGACGTTGACGAATATTGATACCACCTAAATCAGCTGCTCGACCTGAATCATATGTAGGCATAAAAGTGAATTAGCAGAGAAGTCGCCGGGACTGTCTCGGTCACAAGACATACCAAGGTGAAATCCCTGCTTGTAAATAGTTTTTAAGTGACCTTTACTTCGTTAATTCACTTCGTTATTAAACACTTGTAGCAGCGTTTCCTGTTATCCATTTGTAATCAAGAACACCGTAGGCATATGAAGCTGAACTCTTAAATTTCCAATCATCTGTATCAAACTCCTCCCCATTATTACCCGGTGAAGGTGCAGTAAAGGTAGGCATTTCTGAAAACTCAAGAATTGTATCCTTATGCTTCAAGTCCGCAAGCATCCAATAATAACGTCCGGTTGAAGTAGGAGCGCCAACGTTTGTTGTGGCAAGAAACGGCAACTGAATATGCTTATACCTGCCCTTATAAACGTTTACGGCATTCTCTATCGTGTCTGGAGCTTTTACTGATCTCATAAACTCCGCAACTGCATTAACCATAGCAGGATCATCTGAAGTAATAATGGTATCCGGCTTAGGAACAACTTTCACATCATTCATATTCACCATATTCTTAAATAATCGTTCATTCGCTTCCAAGTTAGTGCGACCAAAAGCTGCGGTACCACCATAGTTATCTACTTCGGTTGAGCTTCCGGTAATAGTGTGATCATTTGCAAATATTTGTTTACCATCACCAGTAACCGTATCTACACTTTCACCATCCATGTTTATGTAGCTTGTACCCTGCAAACCGAAAGTGAAAAGATGAGTAAGATCAAGTTCAATTCTTTGAGCTGTTGATTCTCCAAGTCCGCGCATTTTCTTTTCAATCTGACGGTACTTGTCATATTTCCGCATCTCCCAAGTCACGGAGTCCGTCAAACCAATACGAGATTTCGTAAGGTTTAAGGTATATCCCTGACGAGGAGAACCGATAACATAAGATCCACCCTCATTCTTCCTGCGAGCAAAGCCCGGTGAGTCAATATGCGAATGTTCAGAAGTGAGATTTTGATTCGGCTCAATGTCAAACAATTGTCGGGCATTTTTTTCAACCGAATCATATTCCTCTCTCCACTGGACTAACGCATTCTTGACTAAATCGTTAAATTGTGTCGTGAGAATAGGCATAAATTTTTCTATTCTAATTATTTATTCGACCCTCCGTTTATGCCTCGTTTATTCTCACTTCGTTTTTATTAAGAACCAGGACCTGTCTTTAACACTCCGGTCACAGGATTAATTTTAACAATCATCTGTGATGTTGAGATAAATCCCGTCACCTCAAACACGTCATAATCTGAGTTATCCAAGTTAATATCCTGATGAGGGTTACCCGCGCCATCAGCATCAACAAACTCTCCTACGTCACCAACTGCGCCTGTGCCAACACCAACATCAGCAAGATATTCCGCTTCAGGACCCGCTACCAGAACCGGCACACGAGTATTATCAGCATAATCGCTGTCAGTTGACGCAATGGTCTTTTGAATAAGGCCAAGTGGCTTTACATCCGCAGCATCAGTGAAAAGTTCAAGATAACCCGAAGTACCAATCATAACCATGTCGTTAAACGTATATTTCGTAGACGCTGTCTTAGGATAGAACTCAATATGAGCGCCAGATCCATTTTCTTTATATAATCTATAAGTCATAGAATTAATTACTGTAAAACGATATCATTCCAATCATCTTAACGAAAGAAACAGTATCATTCCAACTATTAATTTATTTTGTAACATCTATCACATTATCCTTTGAAGGGTCGACTTTTTTCACCTTCTCAGGATCAGTGTGCATACCCCTGGACATCTCCTCACCCTTAGGCGAAAGAGTACCAGTATCTTTACCTTCATTTTTATCGCCAGCATCACCGCCTCGTCCCACGTCCATTTGTCCTTCAATGCGACCCTCACGGCGCGCTCGCTCTGCTTCCGACTTGAGATATTCATCAAGTTTTCCTGTTTCCCGTTTATGAGAAAAAACAGCGTCCTCAAGATCATCTAAAATGTCTTCAGAAGTTGCCTTACCTCGTCTTGAACTAAAATGAGACATCATTTCAATCCATTGAGCATCATCAACATACTCACCATGATTTTTCAAAAAAGTGCGTTTTGCTCGGGATTCATTTCCTTTATAAATTCCCTCAAGTGCTGCCGTAGACTGGGCTTTAGCTATCTCTATAATTTTTGCTTCATCGATAGTACCCCCATCATTCTTACCTCCGCCATCGCCATCACCATCTTTTCCTTTATTATCAAGATTTCGTTCATCCACTTTTCTTTTAAGCAGACCCTCCCGATAATTATCACGGTCCGATTTAATCTTCTCAAGTTCGGACTTTTTGATGGAAACTTCTTCCTCATCTCCGCCGGCAGCGGCATCTTCTGCCACTTTATCAGCGGCGGCCTTATCTTCTGCCGCTTTATCAGCGGCGGCCTTTGCGGCTTCATCTCCATCATCACCTCCGTTATTTTTTTGGTCTAATTCATTAGGCATAATAGTATTTTAAAACCTTTATTTTAACTCGTCGGTTCTTACGAGCAAACCAATTCCCAACGTAAAACATTATAACATACATTGAGAAATTCTGCTAACGAACAGCCCGACTTTGTAGGGGGCTGCAATCTGCAGATGAGTATTTTGGAAAACGAAGTGAAAACCAAAACATTATTTTCTCACCTGCAGGTTGCAGCTACCTACGTAACTGTCCTCGTTTGTTAGCTTTAATTATTAAATTACTTTCCAGCTTCTTCGAATGCATCAACCAACTCACCAAACTCTTCAATATTCATCACCCATTTCTTTCCCCAATTATCACGATCAAACTGAGTTTTTAATATCTTAAATGATTCCTCATCTAAAGAAATATCTACAATCTCATTTCCATGCTCAAGATTATAATTTTTCCATTCTTCATTATACTTATCAACTTCAATTTTAGAATCCGCTTCAGAAATTTTATTTTGCTTAACCTTTATTGACAAATCTTCAGCTTTCTTAAATATCTCTAAAAACTTAGAGATATGTTCTTTCAATGCTGGTAAAACAACACTTATCGTAGACTTAATCTCACCAGTACTCGGATAATCTTTCGGTGGAATACTCCTAAGATTATTATAAATTGTGTACGCAAATATTCTTTTAATTTTCAACGTTTTCTTAGACATATTTTTTTATTTTTTTATTTCGACTTTTTTTTATGAACTTTTTTTTATCGTCCCTTTATTAGCAGAAGCATAAAATACTTTTTTACCTTTTTCTTTTCCATATTCCTTCTTCATAGATGTCATTATTTTCTTACCCTTTTTTGTCAATGGCATATATTTATTATATATTATTTCTTAACGTTTTTCTTCTCCTCGGCCGACTTCTTATTTTCAACCGCTTTTCGCATTTCATCAAATAAATAAAGAAGCTGAAGACGTCTACCAATAAGTATCATATAATTCCTTTCATCTTTGCCAAAAGACATCTCCTTTAAAATCTTCATATCCTCATTAGCAAAATAAGAACGCCAACCCTTATTATCAAAACTTTCAAACGCCCAATCCTCAAGAGCTTTCTTATCAATCTGCTTATAATCAACCTTAAAAGAAGAATCCAACAATCGCAACGCTAACCTAATTAAAAATCTTTTAATCATCGTTTTTTTTATTTGGGTATTTCTCCCATATCGTTATTTGTATCGGTGCCGGTTATATCACTTATTAAACCGCCACCAGCAGAGGTTCCTCCGCTTCGATCTTTTCCGGCTATACCGGATGCCAATTCCAATCCTTTTTCCTGTTCAAAATTCATCGACTTCGGTAATTCAAATCTTTCTATGTTATCACCATATGCTTTTATTAAATCTTGGAACAATAACTCTTTATTTGCGGCAAAATACTCTGGGAAAAACTTTTGTATTAACGATGTTTTCTCCAATGCCATCGTCATGTTTATAGCTTGTGAACTTTTCCACAAAGATTCCGGTATTATCTCAACATCAAAAGAAATTTGATCTAATCGTCCATACGACAAAATAATTTTTTCATATAGTTTACCGGCAAGAAAACTCCTTTCCTCTTCTGCTTCAATATCAAGCTTCAACGCATTACGATCAACCATATCCTCATCCGACCTAAACTCTATTCCCAGTGTTCCTTTTGTACCATCAGATAACTCAGTTTTTTCAACATTAAAGAGCCGGTACTTCTCATTTATTTTAGTAGCACCATCCTTGCCTATAATCTTTACAAGTTTAGGCATAGTATAAGAAAGTAAAATATTAGGAACACGTAATCGCACTTTTTGTAACCATAACGACTCCATAAACATAAAGAAAATACCTTTAAGTTGTCGTGCTCTTTCATCAGCCGAAACTGCGGCCCGGGCTGTTACATATTTTTGCGCTGCACCTTCTTGATGGGGATCGAGGGTTGTAAGATCTAATCCATGAGAAATCAAATCAATCATTTTTACATCAGAATCACTAATACCTCTTAATTCCATCGGTTTAACCTGATTAATATCATCAACATAAATCTTAGTGTCTCCGGCTACCACCTCATCTTCTAAATCAAGCATATCCTTATTAACCATACCCACCAAAAGCGGCGGTACCATAGACCGATATTGTTTATCCAAAGAAGTATTATAAAGAGTATTTAAAACATCTCCTTCGCCCATAGCAGAGTTAGGCATTGAATTTCCATAAAAGAAATCAGAATTAGCAAACGGTTCATAAATAGCTTTTGCTATCGGATATACCGGCCGGCCAAAATTCTTTCTGGTTACATCAGCCCAAAGCATTGGTCCGTTATAAAGTTCCACGCCATTAGCCACAATTCGGTAAGTTCCACGCCTACCTCTATATTTATTCATATACCTTGAAACAAGATATCCCCTCTCACTTTTCACGCTTTCATTCCATTTCGCATGAAAATAAGTATCATGCTCCTCAGCTTTAATATCAGAAAGATTTTTTACAAATTTAGCATTAGGATATTTTCCAAAAATAGCATTAAAACGTTCTTTATCCGCATAATAACTTTCTAAAATAATTGCCGGCTGTTCCTGAATATCACGAATATAAAAATTCTTTATTAAAAGATTCATCAACGGCACCTCATAAGAATACGGCTCACCATAAGTTTCTACCTCTTCATCCTCTTCTTTAATATCCCCTGTCAAGAGATCAAAACTTTTAATTTTTGATTTCTGATAAACATTTTTCTGAATATCTTCACAAGAAAGCACAGTACCATGTCCAACATTTGACCATGCAAGGAAAAATAATTCTTCTTGTGGATTGCCTTGATTATATGAGTGATTAGTCAAATTCTTCATAATATCACCCGCAAAATAATCAAACTGATCATTTTTATTAACTGCATTGAATTGCATACCCGGAACATCACGTGCGGTTGCGGCTAATAGTGCCTTCGCCTTATTCGCATAAGCACGCGTCGCAAAATTCGCTTGCCAATCTTCTTTACCTTGACTGGCCTTATCCAAAACATAAGCGTTTAAACGTTTTTCAGAATCATCAATAAATTCCTTCAGGGTTCTATCATTAAACTGAACATAGGGCTTATCACGATTTTTAATCATTTCCGCCCGTTCATCATACAAAAATTTAATACGCTTCTTTTGCTTTTCCCCGGGATCCCATTTCGGTATTTTATCCTCCTCCGTTTTTTGTTCCTCTTCCAATAACTGACCCGTATTATTTTTTAATGTTTCTTGAGGCATATTATTTATCCAAAAGTTTTAATTTAACCGCATCTTTTCTCATTATATTCTTGACCTTGATTAATTTATTTACAGCATTAACATTTTTATCCCATAGAGGATCAAAATACCACCGCCTTGCTTCCTGTTCATTAACCAGTTTCGGATCAATCTGATTAAAACTATCCAAAACACTTTTACCATGTAGCACTAAAACCGATACAACTTCTTTCATATGCGTAACTAACTTTTTTTTATCCATATTCCTACGTGCAACATTTTCATCAGCAGGAAACGATAAACCAAAATTCATTCCTTTCCATTGTACCGCAGCCGTCATAATTGTCGGCTTCTCATTAAAATACTCAACCCAAAAATAAACCGGCGGTACTGTTATTAATTGTAACATAATTATTTTTTATTAATAACCCCCCATTGAAACTTTTAATCCCCGTCCAAAATCATGCTTCTTCCTTTTTGCTTCTTTCTTCTTTCTCCGGGATTCAATATCCCCATGTTCCGACCGAACAAAAGTCAACATTCCGGCATCTGCCACATCAGGACTATCAAGACCATGTCCCCGCATCTCATCCTTAGACATTACACGCAATCGACCTTTCGAATCCGGTTTATATTTTATCTTCGGCAACTGCGACAACCAATCACTTCTATGACAAGCACAAAGTTTTCCTCCTTTCTTTATCCACTCCCTGAATCTCCAATAAGCCTCAGCCCTAATATTTACAAACCGACTCTGGTCAAGCGCCTTCATTCCCACATTAACTCCCCGCACATTTTTCTGCTGATAATAGAGAGGATCAACCGCTCCACCACCAACACCCACATCATCAATAAAAGTATTCTCCGGCGCCACATTTTTATCTTTCATAAAATAAAGTGTTTGTCCCGCAATTTCCGTTAAATTATCCTGCTGACTCTTTGCCAACACTTCCATATAATTCATTGACCGCAGATTCCAAACCGTAAAGTTCGTTCCTCCACGCGCCACATCATTTCCAAGACGCTTTTCTCCAATGTGTTTAATATCAGGATTATCACAAATTGCCTCTTCAACTTCATCCTCGGATATAAGCTGGGTCCAACCCTTTGAATCAATATCATCTGCTTCGGGAAACCTATTAAGATACAAAGTACGATAATAAGGTTTCTTCTCCATTTCCTTAATAAACTTCTCGGTCAAACGTCCTTCTTTAATCCCACGCACATAATCCACATTAATTTTATAATATGCAGGATCCTCATATGCTTTTAAAAAATGTCCTCTTGTAAACGGATTTCCAATCTTTACCACAAAATCCTGCCCCGTCCCGGTAAACCCTCCAACCATCCGCATCGCTTTAGCATCCGCTTCATCAGAAACAAGAGCCGCCTCATCCATAATGATGTTCGGTGATCCAAAACCCATCAAGGCATTTCCTATATCTTCACCGCTCGTCAATCGAGACTCCGCCGACAAAATAAATACTTCGCCCACTTGATTATTTCCACAGTCAAACGTTAAACGATTTCTGCTTCGTTCTCTTCTAATCCATTCCATTGACTCACCCTCCTTCATTTTAAACCGAGACATTGTAAATTCATTATCGAAAATGTGTTTAATTAAATAACCGGTAATAATGCGGGCCTTCGGTTGACTCGGCGCAATAATACAAAACTTCTCACCAAAAGTAGCAACTCTTGTCAATACCGCCATTGACACAACGTCCGATTTTCCGTATTGCGTAAACGTCATTATATGTACCCGCGGATATTGTTTTTTAAAGATCGCGTCAAATATTTCATTCTGTCCTTCCGTTAACTCAAATGGCTGTCCCCAATCATTTCGATATAAATTTTTAACCAACTCAAAAGTATTGGAAATACCGGACTCTTCTATTTCATCCTCCTCAATTTCTTCCTCTTTTTCTTCTTTAAAATTATTCTCCATTTTATTTTCTTATCTCAATACTCTTTTTTTTCTCAATAGTCCCCCCTCCGGCAAGATTGCGAATAATCGACTCCACAATCATAACTCCTTTCTTCTCTTGATTATCTTTAGCACTCCGCGCCACCGGCTTACCAAGCACCCTGTCCAAAGCATAAGTAATAGCATTAAGACTCGGAGGAACTTTATAATATTTAATCTCTTTTCCATTCTGCTTCTGTACGGTATAAACACCATCAATTAATTCAAATAATTTATCCGTCAAATATTTTCCCTTTCTTCCAATTCGCTTCGTTACTTTTTCCTCAAGCACATCCTTGATTTCTCTTTTACGACCAATAGCTTGTGAACCCATAATATATCCCCGGGCCATCTGCTCGATTTTTTTATCAGAAACATCAATAGATTCAATCTCATTATCATCCTCTTGTTGCTCAATAATCTCAACACCCGCCTCCTTTTCTTCTTCTGTTAATTTTGGTTTATCCATAATTTTATTATAACACAAAAACAAAAACCAAGCAGCTATTTTAACCGCTTAGTTCTTGTAAGTGTATGTGAAATGCAATATTCATATGGTTATTATATTCCACCAAAAGCTTGTACACTAAACCAAACCTTCTACACTTTACTACTATTATACTCTTTTAAAATGAATTGTCAAGAAGAAAAGTTATCCACAACCTCCTCATTCCAACAAGACAAAAATTCTTCAAAATCATGAACCACAAAAGCTATACCACCGGCGTGCTTCACTGATAAGATAAACCCTTCTTGTTCTGGACTTAATTGATCCTTCCCAATTTTTATTTCAATCGCAATAAGTCGACCACCAAAACAAGCAAGCACATCAGCTACGCCCTTCTTTGCAGCGGTCCGGAAAGCACCTTGACGATAAATAAAATCTATTATTTTGTTAGTTAATTCCGTTGCTGCGCTCATATTCAGTTTTCGTTTGCCTGTGGATAACTTAGTTCACCCCGTCCTCTACTACCAATTGCCAGTTAGAGCCGAAACCCTCACAGGTATTTATATTATAACAAACCCTAAAAACTGGGGTCAAGCGAGGGGACTAACCTCTGTTAGAAAGTTTCTATGTCAGAAAAAGAAGTACTAGAAGAAGTATTAGAAGTTCTATAAGTAAAAGTTCCAGAATCATTAGCTGAATTACCTACATCACACCATATTTCATACGGCTTATACCAAGGCCATTTTTTATAATATGGTACTTCTACTTCTTTTATAACTTCTATAATCGTCTGACGACTATTGGATAATTTTTCTACAAGTTTACGAAGAAATTTTATTTCTTCTTCCAAACTTTTCTTATCTCTATCTTCTTGAGTTT